GCATTATTTAAAACTATCTAAATCCCTAAGACAAAGACAAGCTGAGAAGTCTGTCTGTCCTTTCGCTGGCGGAATTTCTGACTCAGACAACCAGATTTTAGAATCAGACACAGATTCAATACAACCTTCTTTCACTCGTGACTTACATGACAACAGATTTTCAAGTAACAATCCTGCATCTAACGAAGACTTACTAGGGTACTAAGACATTGGCTAAACAATCTACAACTATAGATAAAGACTTGGGAGCTAGAAAGATCATCCAAGAAGCTGGGAAATTAGATGATTCTTTTGTTACCATAGGCGTTCATGAAGCTGAAGGTAGTGAGACTTACCCCAATGGAGCTACCGTATCTGAAGTTGCTTTTTGGAATGAATTTGGGACAATAACAGCTCCAGAACGTTCTTTCATCAGAAGCACAGTTGATGAAAATAGAAGTATGCTTAATGAAATGACTAAAGACCTACTTGGGCAAGTTGTTGATGGGAGCATAAGTTCTAAATTAGCTATGAAGAGACTTGGTTTTAAAATTGAAACTCTAGTTAAGAAAAAAATACTTGAACTAAACGACCCAAAAAATGCAGAACGTACAATAGAAGCGAAAGGGTTCAACAATCCACTTGTTGATAGTCGTAGACTCTGGCGTTCAATAGCTCATCAAGTCATGATGGGAGCATAAGATGAATAGTGCATCCAATGGACATTTCAATCTTGAAGAAGATTGTTCAATAATAAATGAAGGTGAGTTCTTAGAGATAAGAAGAAGAGAAGAAGGTAAATTTTACCGAGGTAAGTTTATTTCATCTAATCGCTACGAAGAATTCTCTGCACAGTGTTCTTTTCAACCTCTTTCAGGTAGGGAGACACAACAACTTCCAGAAGGAGACAGAGAGACTGTTCACGTAAAGGTCTACACAGCATTTGCTTTGAAGCGTGATGATATTATAGTTCGCAATGGTGAAAGTTATGAGATTCAAGTGCTAGACAATTGGGGTACTTACACTAAAGCAACTGCGAGGTTGATAGATGTCGAACGCAACTGATCTTTCCTCAATTTTAGACACTGTGTATTCTTGGATTTCTTCTAGAAATTTAGTAGATGACCAAAAAATATATATAGAAGACCCAAATGTAGATAGGCCATTACCTCCTAGTATTTCTTATCGTATGCTGACCCTCCCATCTTCAACTGGGAGTAGGGATAGTTCAACTTATTCAGAAGCAAAATCACTGACAGTTATTAGCGGCAACAGAGATTTAACCATCTCGATAAAAGCATACGGAGAAAATGCTAGTCAGATAATAAGCAATTTATATAATTCTTTTGAGCTAGAATCTGTTCAAATACTATTCCAAGCAGCTAATATGGGTGTTAGAGTTCAAAATACACCACAAGATATTTCTCAGGAACTAGAAACAGGTATTGAAGAACGATATAATATGGATATAATTTTTGGTGTATCAAGTATTCAAGAGGAAGACTTAGGAGAGATAGCGGTTATTAATATTGTAGACGCTAAGTTGAAAAACGAAGCAGATGAAGTTGTTCAAACAGTGAATGAAACTATAACAAAGCCTTAAAGGGGAAAAGATGTCTTTAGACTCAATCGTAAACGTAAGCATTAGTAGAGAAACGGCAGCGGTATCTCAAGCTGGTTTTGGCTCAACTAACTTTCTAAGTAACAATGCAGTATTTCAAGAGAGAATAAAACAGTATTCAAGTTACGCTTCAGTTCAAAGTGATACTTTAGCTGGTGCTGATACTTTGATCTATGCTGCAAAGTATTTTGGTCAACCAATACGACCAACAAAACTTTATGTAACTAAAAAAGCTCGTGACCTTGCAAGGGTTCAAACGATAACTTTTGATGCTGACATTGTGACTGGCAATACAGCTAACGTCACTGTCGATGGCGGAACTCCAATTGCTGAGGCGTTTGTAACCGACCATGACACAACTATGGCAAATCTTGCTACGTCCATACAAAGCGAAGCTGGTGTTGTTACAGCCGTAGTCTCTTCTCCACGAGTTATTACCATAACAGGTGCCGTAGTTGATACAGCAGTTGTCCTCACGGTATTGACGGTAACAGGCGGTGCTACTCAAGCAAATATTGCTCTTGCAATTACTCAGTACGAAGATGCCCTAGCAACAGACGTTGAGTCACTTATAGCAGCAGCCCAAGTTGATAACGACTGGTATGGTCTTTCTGCTTACACTCATGTTAAGGCAGATATTTTATTGCTCGCTGCTTGGATTCAACCACAAAGAAAACTGTATGGTACAGCAACACTTGATAGTGATGTTGTTACTTCTGCCGCAACTGACATAGGAACAGCTCTTAAGGCAGCAGGTTACGATCGGACATTTATAGTTTATAGTCTTGATGCTGCAAACTTTCCAGAAGGTGCTTGGATGGGCGCTGTTCTTCCTCATAACCCTGGGTCAATAACATGGAAGTTTAAGTCTTTGGCTGGGATAACAGTTGATACTTTAACCGATACAGAAAAATCAAATGCTGACGGTAAAAATGTTAACACCTATACCGTTGTTGGTGGAAGTAACATAACTGAAGAAGGTAAAACTTGTGAAGGAACATTTATTGATATAATTAGAAGTGTCGATTGGATACAAGCTAGGATACAAGAAACGACATTCTCATCTTTCGTTAACAGTCCTAAAATCCCATTCACAAATGATGGTGTGAGCATAATAGTTAATGGAATAACTTCTGTTCTTGAGCTTGCTGAGTCTCCAGCGTTTAACATTATAACTAATGATCCTAAATTTATTGTTACTGCTCCACTTGTTTCAGCAGTATCAGTCAATGATAGGGCTAATAGAATATTACCAAACGTAACCTTCGAGGCTGTTCTTGCTGGTGCAATTCATAAAGTTACTGTTATTGGTACAGTTAGCGTTTAATCAAAAGGAGATTAAAGTAAATGGGACAAAAAACTTACGATGCTAAAAATATTTCTATGATAGTTGGAACTAAGCCAATAACAGGTCTTGCAGATGGTTCTTACTTAACAGTGCGTAGAAACGAAGACGCTTGGACTTTACAAGTTGGTGCAGACGGAGAACCCGTTCGCTCTAAGTCAAATAATAGGAGCGGTCAATTTGAGTTTAACTTGCAACAAGGATCAGATGAAAATGATTTCTTTAGTGAGTTAGCTCTTGCAGATGAAGTTTCCAATGGTGGAGTAGTTCCTGTTCTTGTTAAAGACAACCTTGGTAAGTCTTTGTATGCCGCAGAAAGCGTTTGGGTTAAAAAAATACCTGATAGTGAATTTGCTAAAGAGACAGGTGCAAGAACATGGTTGATGGAAACTGGAATACTAAGTGCATTTGTTGGCTCAAGCAATACATAATTTAGAGAAAGAGAACCGAGATGAAAGAAGCCGTTAGAAAAAAAATTGGGTCTTATGACTATGAAATTAGGTACATGGGACCAAAGCGACAAATTAAGATGATTAAGTTCATAACTACACTTATCGGTAAGCCGATAGGTGTTTTGTCTGATATAGAAGATGAATTTGACGAAGATGGAAAGAAAAAGAATTTAATAGACAACAGTAAAGTTATTGGTTTGTTTATAAGTTCTTTAATTGATTCCTTTGACGATGAAAAAATAATCTACGAGATAGAAGGGTTGCTAGAGTTCTCTGAAAGATTAAATCCAGAAAATGGAGGCTATGCTTCTGTTAAAATGGAAACATCTTTTCATGGTGAGCTAGACCATCTGTTTGAAGTCGTCGCTTCTATTTTGGAGGTGAACTTTGGAAGTTTTTTGGACGGAAGCACCGGACTCATAAAAAGAATCATGGTGAAGTTTGCGAAGAAGAAAAAGAAATAATGAATAGCTCCTCTATTGATTGGTTGTTTTGGAGACCAATAGTTAAAGGAGTTGCAACGCTTGAAGAAATTGAAACTCATTGGGATTTGACAGACTTACTTGACGCTAATGAGGCACTAGATGTCATGGACGACCTAGAAAGACTTCAAGCAAAGAAGACTGAGCAAAAATCTAACTCGGGGTGGAAATAATGGCAGGCACAGTTCGTGAGTTACTTACTCGTTGGGGATTTGAAACAGACACTAAACCTATAGAACGTTTTAATAAATCAATCTCAGACGCAAAAACTACAATAGCACTAGTCGGAGCACAAGCAATTGCTCAGGCTGGTGCTTTGTTTGGTTTAGCTGATTCTGTTGCGACTACAGGAGATGCTTTTGCAAAGACTGCTGATAGAATTGGATTTAGTGTTGAGACTCTTCAAGAGTACAGTCATGTTGCTAAACTTGCAGGTTCTTCAACTGATGAGATGAATGGTGCAATTGAAGGCTTAACCCTTTCTATATCTGAAGCTAAAAAAGGTGGAGGAAATTTAATTGAACCACTTATCAGGCTGAACCAGTTAACAGGAAAAGACTTATTGTCTAGCATGGGTAATGCAGATGATTTAATGCTTAAGTTATCTGACACCTTTGCTTCAATGACAGATGAAACAGAAAAAGCAGAGCTTGCCACTAAAATTTTTGGAGGCTCTGGCCTTGCTATGGTTAGTGTCCTTAACCAAGGCAGTGAAGCTATCAACAAGCAGAAACAAGAAGCAAGGGAACTAGGAATTGTTCTTTCCGCTAAGGTTGCAAAACAGTCTGAAATGTTTAAGGACTCTCTTCTAAGGGTTCAGCAAGTTTTTATAGGACTTAGAAATTCTGTTGGTGTTGAGTTAATACCCATCATCACTGAGATCATGGATCAATTTAAAGAGTGGGTTAAAGTAAATAAAGAATGGCTAAAAGGTGGAATTGAAACAGTTATTAGATCAATGGTCAGTGGTACTAAAAAATTATTTATCATAACTGGAAAGATGTTTAAGGTTGTTAAGGCACTAGTAAATGCTTTCGGTGGGCTTGAAACAATACTTAAGGTTGTTATTGCGTCTTTGACTGTTTTTACTGCTGTTAAATTTTTATCAACTATTGGCAACATGACTATTGCTGTTGGTTTAGGTTTAGCGAATGCCTTTAAGAGCGCAGGAAATTCTGCTTTGTGGGCACAAGCTAAGATGGCTCTGTTTCCTATTATGGTTGGTCTTGCAATTGCTTCAGTAGCTCTTTTGATAGAAGATTTACTAGCATTCTTTCAAGGGAGAGATTCACTAACAGGAAAAATACTGTCAGCTATTGACGGACTAGACATTTCTGCAATTATAGTAAAAAAATTAGATGAAGCATCTGAAGCAATAAAGAAATTTTCTGAGCAGTCTAGCGTATGGCTAGCAGGGATTTTTGACTTTGAAAATTTAGATAAAGATATTGCGAGACTAACTAAAGCATTCTTTGACATGTTTTCGACTGGAGACTTTGGGGATGGCGTTGGTGGAGCAATATTTGATCTTGGTTTAAATATATTCCAAGCAATCGGAGATGCTTTAATAATAACAGTGAGAGGAATTGTTTCAGCAGTCTTTGATGTAATTAAGGGCTTAGGTGGTGGGCTACTAGATTTTAGCGGTAAAGATGGATCAATAACTAAAGGTGTTGATGCTGTAAAAGGATTTTTTGGCTTTGGTGGTGAAGATAAAAACGATCTATCAAAAAATATTAATTCTGTTGGCGGTGGTGGCTTAGACAAACGTCCTAATCTTAGATTACTAAATGGTGGAAACGTCCCTACAGGTGGTTTATCAAACAACAGCACAACAAATAATAACTCGGTAAGCGTTAGCGTGAATGTCCCACAAGGAACAAGTTCAAAAGAGGCAAGTAATCTTGTTGAGCAAGGTGTGACTAATGCACTTAATAGGATGGCTAGGGAAACACAAGCAGCAACAGTAAGTAACGTAGAGAGGTAATAGACATGGCTTTAGCTTCATTAATTTTTGGTGGAAACTCTCGCTCTCAGTTTAAAACTGGATCAGATGTAAAAGGAGCAGCATCAAAAGTTTTTTTAACAATAGATGCAACTATAAAATCAACTCATACATCTACAGCTTCGATAACTAAGAGGGAGCTTGAAGAAGGGGTTCAGATAAACGACCACATGATAGTTGATCCTGATTCTGTAAGCATTGATGGTGTAGTCTCTGAAACTCCACTAGATTTTTTTGGTTCTTTAGCGTCTTCTGCTGTTGGAGCCTCTGCTTCTATGATGTCTCAACAACTTGGCGCAGGTGCTGTTGCTGCAACTGGTGTATTAGGTGGAGCTATTCTTAATGCAATAAACGGTAGCCGTGCAAAAAATGCTTACCAACAGATGACGGACTTACAAAAAAACAGAACTTTATTTGACTTTGTGACAGGACTTAAGAGCTATAAAAATATGATGCTTACTTCTTTTGTTGCGACGAGAACAGCTAAGATAGGTAAGAGCATGGAGTTTACTGCTACCATGGAAAAAGTTACCTTTGTTTCTTCTGAGATCGTGACCCTAGGAGAAAAAGACATTGCAGGGTTAGCAGGTTCAAGTGCTGCTGGTTCAACAAATCTAGGTAAACAAACAGCATCGGTAGCTAACACAGACACATCTAGTAATGGTTCTTTATTGTTTAAAGCATTTGGAGGCTTATTCTAATGGCAATACTAGAAATACCAGTTCGATCAGACATCCCAGCATACCAATTTCAAGTAACATTGGATGGAGTTGTTTTTACTCTTAAGTTTCGATTTAACTCTAGGCTTGATCGCTGGATTATGGACGTAAAAGATGTAGACGGTAATTCTTTGGCAGATGGTATTCCTTTGCTGTACGGCTTACCTATCTTAGATAGATTTGTGCGAGAAGATTTTCCTCTTGGTTCTTTTGTTATAGTTGATGAAACTGGAGAAGAAAGAAATCCTACAAGAGACAGCTTTGGTGATGAGTTTAAACTTCTATACCAAGAGGCGATCTAATGAGTGATATTTTATTTGGCAGAGTTGGAAGCATCTCTGTCATAAAAAAAGGTGAGAGCGAAGCAACTGAATTTAAAGGGCTTCGTTTTTCTTTTAAGATAACAAAAACAAGTGAAGCTAATCCGAATATTGGTAATGTTTCTATATTTAACTTATCTGCTGAAAGTAGAGCTTTGCTCGAAGAACCAAAATCTCAGATCATAGTTAAAACAGGTTATAGCGGCTTTGGTGTTAATCCAATTGGAGTATCAACTTTACAAGGAAACGATCTAACAGAAATTATCTATGTTGGAGATATTAGATTGAATGGCATAAGCACTGAGAGAAATGGCGCTGATATAATAACCAACCTTGAGTGCAGCACAGGATTAAATACATTTAACGATTCTAAGATAAATAAAAGTTTTGCTAAAGGCACAACAGCACAACAGATAATAAGCAGCCTAACAGACAGCATGGGCTTAAAACCTTCTCAGTTACAAGCAGCAGGATCAGAAGTTTTTCTTGGTGGTTTTTCTGCGTCTGGTGCTTCAAAAGATGTCCTCTCAAAGATTCTAAAAAAACTAGGTGTCGAGTGGTCTATCCAAGATGATGAACTTCACATTGTGGAAAAAACTCTTACAACTGGTGAGGAACTTGTTTTCTTATCTTCTGAAACTGGATTAATTGGTGTCCCAACAAAAAGAGCTAATGGAAGTTATGTTTTTCAATGCTTGCTAAATCCAAAAATTAGGCCGGGGAAATCTTTGTCTATACAAAGTAAAACAATAACAGGTATCTTCAGACCAAGGACGGTTGACCACCAAGGAGATTTAGATGGTGGAGCGTGGGACACAACAATAGAGGCGGTTGAAATTGGTTGATATAGTTCAAAGCGATAGCAATGTAGGTGAAACACCATCTTGGGCGCAAGTTATTCTTGACTCAATAAACTCATGCTTAGTAGACCTTCATACATCAATTCCAGGGCGAGTTGAATCTTATGACATACTAACAGGTACAGCAACCATCCAACCTTTGTTAAAACGCAAGTTTTGAGACGGAGAGGTGGTCGATCTGCCACTTTGTAACCAAGTTCCAGTTTCATTCCCTAGAACACAGACAGCATACGTCCACCTTCCTGTTAAAAAAGGAGATGTTGGTCTACTAGTTTTTTCTGAAAGATCAATTGATAGGTATAAAAATTATGGTGGTTCACAAGACCCACAGGATACTAGGAGACATGATCTGTCTGATGGTTTTTTTATTCTAGGCGGATATCCTGTGAACTCTCCAGCCGAAGGCGTAGTCGAAGGAGCTTTGCATTTCAAGAACATCTCAAGTGAAGTGTTGATGCTTGAAGACGGGACTGTTGAACTAAAGAATAGTATAGGCGGTGTTAAATTTTCAGGAGACGGAAAGCTAGTAATGACTAATGGAGTTGTTGAAGTGGTCGATCTCATGGAACGTCATCTAACAAGAATTTCTACTATACTTGACAACATAATGGCAATAACTGTCCCAACTGGAGTTGGTCCATCTGGCGTACCAATTAATCTTGCTAATTTTATTACTGACAAAGCTGATATAGAAGTAATGAAAGCAGAGATTGGGTCAATAAAAGAATGACGCTAGAAGCCCTTTCAACTTGGAAATCAACTTTTAAAACAGATATCTTACCTGTTAGTGATGCTTCTTGGCCAGATTCAATGACCGACTGGTATGCTGATAGAATAAACACCCCACTCCTTAATCTCCCAGGCTTAACTTTAGCTTCTCCACCCCTACCTGTAACCTTTGGCAAAGCAGCATTTAAAGCAATTTTTCAAACTCTCGCACAACCAAACTCTCAATCTGTTGCAATGAATATTATTGCTAACGCTTGGGAGGCTGGATTGATTGCCTCGACAGTCTTAGTTAAAGCTTTAGATTCAGTTGGAACTCCTAGTCCTGCAACAACTTGGTCTGTAGTGACGACTTCTGTCTTCGATCCTGCTAGCATAGCTCTAGGGAAAGCAAAAATTCTTGAATTAATCGGTGCACCAAACGAAGAAGACGCAGAAGATTCTCAGACTCCTATTAAATTTCGAGAAGCTACTTTGCTTTTAACAGTGACAACAACAGGATTAAATAGTGTTACACCAACAGCAGGAGCGTTGGTTGACGCAGCAAGGGCGGTAGGATGACAGATATTTTACAAACTGAAGATGGTGATATAGATGTAACTAGTAACGATCTATCTTTTGTTACTGGAGCAGATGAAGTCAAACAGTTACTCAGACAGCGTTTAAGGACATTTTTGGGAGAATGGTTTTTAGATACATCAAAAGGGATCCCTTACTTCCAAGACATTTTAAAGAAAAATCCCAATCCAGTTTCAATTGACTCAGCTTTTAAAAATGAAATACTAGACACTCCAGGGGTTTTAGAGCTTTTTGAGTTTGAGCTAAATATTAATTCAAGCTTAAGGGAGCTGACTCTTAGTTTTAGAGCAGTGTCTACCGATGGGATAATTGACTTCAGCGAGGTATTAGGAACATGAGTTTTGGATTAGATTCAGATGGTTTAGAGATTAAACGTGCAGCGGATATTAAGACAGAGCTTGAAGATGCTTTAAAAGCAACTTTTGGTAAAGCTGTCAATCTTGATTCTAGAAGCATACTAGGTCAGGTTGTTGGTATTGTGTCAGAGCGAGAGGCTTTGGTGTGGGAGATTATAGAACAAATTTATAACTCACAGTATCCAGATACAAGTGAAGGGAATTCATTAGACAATGTTGTTGCTATCACTGGAACGACAAGAAAAGTTTCAACAAAGTCGACTGGATCAGTAACTTTAATTGGAGACGTGGGAATAAATATTCCTTCTGGGACAGTTATTTCAGTTTTAGGAAACTCACTATCAAGATTTGTTACAGATGCTCTTGCTATTATCTTAGCTGGGACAACTGAAGTTCAGACAATAACTTTTGATGCTGTTCCTGATTCTGGTGGATGGAAATTAACTTTTGATGGTGATGAATCTGTAGCATTAGATGAAACGGCTACAGATGTTGATGTTAAGTCAGCCTTAGACGCTCTGCCAAGCATTGATACAGTGGTAGTTACAGGTAATTTTTCAACTGGTTTTATTATAACAGCAAGTGGACAAGATATTTTACAACCACGAGAACCAATTACAGTCACATCCAACACCCTTCTTGATGGTGCATCACCAGTTGTTGCGACAGTTACAGAAACAACAGAAGGAATTTTTCCTAAAGTTGATGTGACCGTCACTGCTGAAACTGCTGGAGAGGTTCAAGCTCCTGCAGGAACTTTGACTGTCATTGAAACCCCTATAAGTGGATGGGATACAGTTTCAAATTCGCTAGACATAGATGTAGGTTCAGATGTAGAGACAGATCAATCTTTAAAATTACGAAGACTTTCTGAAATTGCAATAGCTGGTAAAGCAACGCTAGAGGCGATTCGATCATCTTTGCTTGCTATAACGGAAGTGACAGCAGTTGTAGTTTTTGAGAAT